ACGTAACTGGAAGTGGCCCTGTGTCTATTGCGGACAATGGCACACAAATCTTTTTGGCTTGCAATCCTGACGGCTACATCTACAACGAAGTCACCAACGTATTTGCCAAGATTACAGACCCTGACTTCACTGGCGCGGTTACGGTTGCGTATTTGGACGGGTATTTTGTCTATAACGAGCCTGACTCTCAAAAAGTATGGGTTACCCAATTGCTTGACGGCACCTCGGTTGACCCGCTTGATTTTGCGTCTGCTGAAGGCTCGCCTGACGGCTTGGTTGCCATCAATGTCGATCACCGCGAAGCATGGTTGTTTGGTACTGACTCAATTGAGGTTTGGTACGACGCTGGCTTGGCTGACTTTCCTTTGACCCGCATTCAAGGCGCGTTCAACGAGATTGGCTGTGTGGCTGCGTTCTCAGTGGCCAAACTAGACAATGGACTGTTTTGGCTTGGCACTGATGCCCGTGGCCAAGGTATTGTTTACCGCGCCAACGGCTACACTGGCGTTAGGGTTTCTACCCATGCCGTTGAGTATGCTATTGCTCAATACGGCAATATTTCAGACGCGGTTGCTTACACATACCAACAAGAAGGTCACGCCTTTTATGTGCTGACATTCCCTACCGCCGACGCCACATGGGTGTATGACGTGGCCACTCAAGCGTGGCATGAGCGCGCTGGGTGGAATACTTCAACTGGAACATTTACCCGCCACAGAAGCAATTGCCAATGTAATTTTGGCGGCAACACGGTTGTTGGCGATTATCAAAATGGAAACATTTACACCCTTGACTTGGGCACTTACGCTGACAATGGCGGCGTCCAAAAATGGCTGCGGTCATGGAGAGCGTTGCCAACCGGCACAAACAACCTCAAGCGTACAGCCCAGCACAGTCTTCAACTTGATTGTGAATCAGGTACTGGTTTGAATATTGGCCAAGGAAGTGACCCTGAGATCATGTTGCGTTGGTCTGATGACGGTGGCCATACTTGGTCAAATGAGCATCTATCCAAGATGGGCAAGATTGGCCAATATTACCGCCGCGTCTTTTGGCGCAGGCTTGGCATGACTCTCAAGCTGCGTGACCGTGTCTATGAGATATCGCAAACTGATCCAGTCAAGGCGGTCATCGTAGGCGCTGAATTACTGATTAGCCCAACCAACGCGTAATGGCTACAACCAATATCACCCAAATCACGGCACCCCGTGTCGAGTTGATTGACCCTCGGTCGGGCTTGATGTCGCGTGAGTGGTATCGGTTTTTTTACAACCTGTACACGGTCACAGGCGGCGGTGACGGCATAACGCCAGCAATTAACGGCGGCACGGGTATTGGGTCGTATTTGGTAGGCGATCTTTTGTACGCAAACACTACGACAACCTTGGCAAAACTCCATTCAGGAACGGCTGGCCAAGTGCTGACCTCAAATGGCCCCAACACGCCGCCGTCATGGGGTGTTTCGACCACAGGCGCCCCCGTCACTAAAACTGCAAATTTTGTTTTAGGCAACGCTGAAACTTGGGTGATTAACAATAAGTCAGGCGCAACTTGCACCGTGACATTGCCGGCCGCGTCTTCTTGGACTGGACGGCAAGTCACGTTCAAAAACATGCAACCACAGCTCTTGGTGTCAGCGTCAGCTAACGTCGTGCCAATTGACAGTACGTCGGCTGGAACATCAATTCTCTTGGACGTTGTGGGAAATTGGGCGACAATAGTGTCTGACGGCACAAATTGGGTCATCATGCAAGCTGCGTCCAACAACAACCTGCTTTTGGAGTAAACAGTGATCCACCATCATTTCAGTTCAGGTGTGTATGCCAAAGAAATGCGGATGCCCGCAGATTATTTGCTTTTGCATCACAAGCACACATTTTCGCATTTGTCTATTTTGGCAAGTGGATCTATTGAATTGATTGTTGATGGTGAAAAGAAAGTCATACACGCGCCCGCTTGTTTGACTATAGAAGCAGACGCGCATCATGGTGTTAGATCACTTACAGACGTTGTTTGGTACTGTATCCACGCTACAGATTGCACAGATACAGATAAGATTGATGAAGTCTTGACAGAACCGCATGACATGGAACAAGTAATGTCAATTGCAAAAGAATTAGTTAAGGAGAATTGATATGGCCGCATGGATGATCCCCGCCGCAATTATTGGCAGTTCGCTAATAGGCTCAAACGCTGCAAGCAACGCGGCTGATGTACAAGCAGGTGCATCAGATAGATCCGTAGCTCTACAACGCCAGCAGTACGAAGAGAACGTAGCTAGACAAAAGCCTTTCTACGACGTCGGCGTCAATGCGTTGCCTGAACTGGTGGCCGCGTCAAAGTACACGCCTTTTGATATGACTCAGTTTCAAGCTGACCCAGGGTATGCGTTCAGGTTGAGTGAAGGTCAAAAAGCCTTAGAACGGTCTGCCGCTGCTCGCGGTGGTTTGTTGTCTGGCGCGACAGGTAAAGCCTTGGTTCGGTTTGGCCAAGAATCTGGTTCGCAAGAGTACACAAATTCTTTTAACCGTTATTTAGCGGAACGTGCAGCTAAGCTAAACCCTTTGCAATCGCTAACAGGTATGGCTCAAACCACAGCCAATACGCTTGGTAATGCCGGTCAAACTATGGCCTCGAATGTTGGTGAAGCTATTGGTAGTGGTGCTGCGGCGCGGGCGTCTGGATACGTTGGCGGCGCAAATGCGCTGACTGGTGGTTTGGGTCAATACTTGAATTACACAAACAATCAAAACTTAGCAAACGCATTAGCAAGTCGTGGGTATGGGCTAAGTGACCCTAACGCGCATCCTGGCGGAACCTTATTTTAAGGATTAAAAAATGCCTATAGATCCTAGAATTTCGCTTGGTGTTCAGCCACTGCAAATTGAAAACCCTTTGACTCAATACGGTCAAGTGCAAAACATTTTGGCCGCGCAACAACAAATGCGTGGTGCTGAAACTCAGCAACAAGTTGCGGGTATGCAATTGCAACAATTGCGACGCAGTGCTGACTATGTAGACAAGATGCAAAAAGCCATAACCGACAATGGCGGCCCATTGGATATTGAAGAAGCCGCCAAAATGATGGCAACGCATCCTGATCCTAATGTGGCGCAGCATGGCTACACGCTCATGCAAGCGGTTCAAGATAAAAAATTATTTGAAGATTACGTTAATCGTCAAAACCCTAGCGCCGCATCAGCAATGCCATCAATGATGCGCCAGCCTGCATCAGCGCCAACCAACGCGTTGGGCTCGGGCACTTATGGCATAGATACATCTGCGCCTGCGGTTAACCAACTTGCGCCTGCCCCTGTTCCTGTGGTAGCCCCCTTAGCTCCTGTGGTGGCCCCCGTTGGAACTAACCTTGCGCCTGTGCCTGCAGAAGATAAAGTTACACAGTTGAAAAAAGAAATTGCTACTTTGTCGTTGATGAGGGATCCTCGCGCAGCAAAAGCGTTGGCGATTAAAGAAGCTGAACTTAAAACTTTGCAAACACCCCACGTGGTTAGCCCAGGCGGGGTTCTTACCGATGCGTCAGGTACCATTCTATTTACCGCGCCGTCCTCGCCTAGTGGTTTATCTAAATTAATAACCGAACGCGATGCGTTGCCTGTTGGCGACCCACGACGTGAAATTTTAACGAGCGCAATCCAAAAAGAATCTAAGAACGCGCCTACTCAGCTATCTCAATTAATCAGCGAGCGCAATGCGTTGCCTGCTGGCGATCCAAATCGTAAGATTTACGACGCTCAAATTAACAAAACACAAGCTGAACTTAACATTCAGCAAGCTCATTTAAAACTTGCACAAGACAAATATAAACAAGATTACGATCAAGGTAGCTTTAAACCTGACACCATTGACATGATGGCCAATGTGTATTTGCAAACGGGTGCTATGCCGCCATTAGGTATGGGCAAAAAAGCCGCCGATGCAAGAACACAAATTTTGAACCGCGCCCAAGAAATATCCATGGGCGGCGGCACCACAACTGCGGCGCAAGCTGCGACAAGTGTTGTTGGGGCAAAACAAGATGTGGCCGCACAAACCGCTGCCCTTAAAGATTTCAGTGCAGGCCAGTCATCTAAACGTGTGACCGCCAACAACACGGCGCTTAATCACTTGGAAACTATGGATAAGTTGGCTGGCGACTTGGCCAACGCCGACACTCGCATTGTGAACGCCGCAGGCAACGCATTTGCAAGAGCCACCGGTTCTGCTGCACCGACCAACTTTGACGCAGCTAAACAATTGGTAGCGGCTGAGGTTATAAAAGCGGTCGTTCAAAACGGCGGCGGTGTAACTGAGCGTAAGGAAGCGGCTGACAGTATCAAATCGGCCAACAGCCCTGAACAGTTACGCGGCGTCATCCAAACGTACCGTGAATTGCTGGGTGGTCAACTTACCAGTTTGGCTCAACAGTATGAAACAGGCACTGGCCGCAAAGACTTTGAAAAGAAACTGTCGCCTGCAACCCGTGATTTGTTGAAAAAGTCAACGCCCGCTACCGCGCCAGCGCCTGCCGGTGCAGTGGACACCTCTAACAAATGGTTGAAGGGCCCTTAACATGGCAAAACCCGCAGAAATCCTAAACGATCCTGATTTTGCCAACGCAAATGCGGCGACAAAACAAGCCATCTTTGCCAAGCATGTAGCAAACGATCCCGACTTCAAAAACGCCAACCCTGACACTCAACAAGCCATCAAGGCTCGGTTTGGGTTTGAGGCACCGCCTGCAATATCTAGCGGAATACCTAGCGCGCGTCAGTCAGCCGTTGACCAGATCCCTGGTGTCAATCCAAACATGGCCCCACCAACGCCTGAAAAGCCATTGACTTTGCGTGAAAAAGTCATGGGTACGATTGAAACACCGTTTGCTGTTGGCGCAAACATTCTTTCTGCGCCGGTCACTTATTTGGCTGGCGCTGGTGGCCCTGAGTTCCAACGTGCGGTCGGCAAAGAAATCACATACCAACCACGCACACAAATAGCTCAAGAAGCTGTGCAAGGTGTTGCTAATTTAGCTGAAGAATCAAAACTGCCCCCATACATGACGCCTATTAAAGGTCTTGGTAGGTCAATGGGACCTGCACTTCAAGCAGTTGGTGATATAGCCCAAGTAGGCAAAGCTGTTGCAACCGCACCGCTTGTCGCCCGCAACGCTCGGATTGCTCAAGAGCGTTCGCTTCAAAGTTATCAGAATGCGCCTCGTATTGACGCGGCCAAGGATGCGTTGGACTTAGGTATCGCGCTCAATCCAGCGGTATCTAACCCAACAACAGGCAACAAATTGCGTGTGGCAACGGTAGGTTCGGATACGTTAAACACTAAGCTAGCGCAAAACAACCAAGGCAAATTTACTGCGGCGGCCAAAGAAGATTTGGGTTTGCCACCAACAACCACTTTGGATTCCAAAGCGTTTGAAATGTCACGCGCTCGCCCAGAGGTAAGCAAACCTTACGACGCGGTGCGTAACATACCGTCTCTTGCGCCGACCGCCGACACAATGGCGCAATTGGAAGGTATGCGTGTCCAGCCTTTGGTTGGTGATACTGGCCAAGCTGCCGCTGCTAATTCGTTGTTGGACGCGGTTAAAGAACAACTTGCTCAAGGTGTAGACGGCAAAACCTTGGTGGACAGTATCCGCGCTCGCCGTCGTGATGCTCAAGCCATTTACAACCAACAATCTAAAGGGATTGCGCCGCCTGCGCCTGAAGCAATTGCCAAAGCCGACATGAACATGGGCGTGGCCAATGCTTTGGAAAGCATGATTGAGTCAAATATTGGCAACGACCCCAAACTGTTGGGCGCTTTCCGCAATGCCCGCACAGCGTTGGCCAAGACTTACGATTACGAGCGCGCCACCAACTTTGCGACTGGCCAGCTTGACCCGCAAGTCATTGCCAAGATGGCCGCTGAAGGCAAACCACTGACTGGCACTTTGGCTAAGATCGGCAACGTCGCGGCCAACTATCCTGAAGTTTCAAGAAGCGGCGTATTGAATGAGCCCGTATGGCGCGAAACAATTCCTCGGTCTGGCTACGCCAGCGTAGCGGGCGGCACTT